AACGTGCCTGTTGCGTTGCTTCGCATTAGGCCGCTTACCCGGTTTGGTTTCATTCTGTAATCAGCCCAGGCCTCTTGGTAGCCGAACGTCTCTTCATCAGTTGACGTGCCGGTCAACATGATTTCTTTCTTCTTTACAGGCTGTTCGCCCAGATTTGCAAACTGAGGTACATAGTAGTCCAGCCTGTCGGTTCTGCTCCAGAAACGTTCAAGTCCCTGCTGGTACGTTCTGCTGTGGCGCACGCACAATACACCGATTACAAATCCGTGTTCCTCAAAGCTCTTCGTGAAGGAGCTTTCGCTGATAGGCGTTACTGACATTGCACCCGTTTCGCCAATAGGCGTATCGTTTTCACTCTGCTGTCCGCTTGTCTGTACGATTTGGTTCATTCCAATTCGGTAGCGTCCACCGCCAAGGTATTCCGGGATTTGTGCCGTTTTGTCGCTGATGGTTACATCCCATAGTGCCTGTATCTGTTCACGGTATCGGCTGCCTCCTCTTGCAAGTGCTTCGTAGTACTGTTGCACTGCAATGGCGTTTCTCAGCTCGTTGATGGTTGTTGCGGTTACGGTGCTGAGGTCTGCGTATACATATCCATTGCCGATTTCTCCATTAGTTTTGTCTGTTCCACCGTACAAGAGTTGCTGTTTTCCGCTTACTGGGTTTGTGGCGTAATTTAAACTTCCGGCCGCGTTAGACGTCTGCGTTTTTCCTAAAACAAATTCCAGAGTTCCGTAGGGTACATCATATTCGTTGGAACTTCTCAGTGCTATTGGTGCGTTTCCGGTCATCGGAATTGTCACTTCTGGCCCGCGCTGCGGATAAGGCAAACAGCTTGAGAAGTAGTCGTGAAAACGGTTCACAGGAAGACACCGGCCTCCTGTCACTGCTTCTCTAAGCGTGCTTTCTATGCTTTCCGGTTCGTTGTCGCTGTATGTGACGTCATTGCTGTCTGTTTTTAGTACTGCTGCATTTTCTACGTTTTGGTCTCTGAAATATTCATTCCAGATCATGACATATGCACGGATTGGCAGCGCGTTTATTTTGAATTCGTTTTTGATTCCTGTTGGCACTCCCATGTAGTCTAGAATGCTTTTTTCTTTCGGCCCCGGATTTTTTGGTTCTGTTGTACCTGCTTCGATTTTGATTTTCGGTACGCTGTAGTTTTTGGTCGGCATCCATGCTTTGTCTTCTACTTCTCCCATGAACTTTTTGAAGTCGTCCCATAAGATTCTGTTCGGGCAGTAGAAGTAGTAGAAGTCGATGAATGCGTCATCCATGACCGGATACTTCGGTGTTGTCATGCGGATGATTGCGCTCGTATCGATTTGGAATGTGTCGCCCGGTAAAACCTCGTCTACAAAGAATGGAATGAGCTTACCGCTGTCGAACGTGGTCAGAATTGTCTGGTCACGGTTGAATCGTGTTCGGCTTGTGTGCATCTGCGGTACTTGCAAGAAGTGTCTTTCATTGTTTCTGTTCATTCTGCCGTTTTACTCCCTTCCGCTGGTTCTTCTTCTTGTTCTTCTTCTTGTGCTTTGCTCTGTTCTTCCAGCTCTTTGAGCTTCATTGCGTTTACCTGTGCCGTCGCGACCATCTTGTGATACTCGTGGATGTTTTGCGGCCATTCCGTGATATCCATTTCTGTGCCGTTCATAGCGCCTTGTGATAGGCTTTTCAGGAATTCCGGGTCGAAACTTGCTTTCCGAACAATGTTTTTGATGTCACATTCGTCCGCATAGCTTTCGATTTCCTGTTGGATGTCAATTGGTTCAGTCTCTTGCAATACTTCCTCGCCTTTTTCGTCCTTTGTCCAGACGTATTGCCTTCGCAGTTTTTCGCCTGAATTCGAAAAGAAGGGCTTTCGCCCTTCCTCGTATCGTTTATTCATTCGGCTTGCCCTCCCATACTTTTTCTTTGTTGTTGAGAAATTCGCCGGATTCATCGTTGAATGCTGCTAACCGGTAGCCGATGTAATCCTGCGGACTCTGCCCGATGAATGTCTTCTCGTCTTTTTCCATCACGTTGCACATACGCGCAAACGTTTTATCGTTTTTGCTTTCGCCTACCCATGCGTAGCATTTTGCTACGTTATCCCAGATGCCGTAATACAGATGTTCCATTGTTTTTTTCTCCTCTCTTACAGTCGGATGCCGCCCCGCATGGGCTTTTGGCTGAGGTTAATCGTTTTGGTCTTTCGAGCTGTTACGTTGAACATCCGGCGGTCTTTTGCGCCGTTCATCTTCTTACGATGTTGCGCCATCGTTATACTCCCTTCTGATTAGCTCCATTTCGATTGTGTTTGCAAAACTTTTCATCTGCCATATTTCATCCAGCAGTTTCTTTGCGTCTTGGATGCTGGTTACTTTGCGCAGCATTTTGTATTCACTATCGATTTCCTTGTACTTTCGAGTTAGCAATTCTTCAAGCGCTTTTTTGGTCTGGTCTCTTACGTTCCATGTTTTGTTCATCATGGTTTACTCCTCTTTTTCTTCGTTGATGCTATCGTGCAGTGCATGGTAGATTTCGTCCAGCTTTTCCAAAATCTGCATCATGAGGCGAATTGCCTGCTTGACGTCTTTAATAGAAATAAGCGCCATTTTATACCCCCTTTCTGTATTTTTTGCCGCTTCGTACATCAAAGTGTACCCAACTTTTGTATACGATAATGCCGCATTCGTCCGGGATGATTTTATTCAGTTCGTTGGCAACCTGTTTTGCGGTCATTCCTTCAACCCGGATATCTGCTGCCATGCCGCGCATATGGTAGCTGTATTTTGCTCCATCGCATTTTTTGTTCCACTCTGGTGTCCTGTATCCGCTGTTTATGTATACCGGCTTTTTGACTTGGTTTCTGAGGATATCTAGAATGGATACTAGGTAGTCGTCTATAAAAACTACTTGTGAACCGTCCTTGCACGCAAATTCTCGTACTTTAAAGTGCTGTCCTACTTTTTCGTTTGCGTCTGTATTCATGATATAGCACTTAATCATTTTCGTTAATTCTCTTTTTCGGTGAAGTACATTTCTACTTCTTCAATTTTGTATAGTGAATAGATTCCTTCGTGTTCGTTTGCGTATTTTCTTGCTATTTGTTTTGCGCTTTTTGGTTCATCGTTGATTCTTAATACTGTGGTTATGCTATCGTTAGCGTTTAATTTTCTCAGTTCGTATCTGTGCTTCATCTTTAGCACCGCCTTTCTCTGACTCTATTATACCATCTGTCAATAGGCTTTTCAATGTTTTTTGATAGTTGTAATAATTTTGTAATTCTCTTTCTGGTCGCTTTAAGGCTCCAGCTCCCTTATGAGCATTTCTGGTCACTTGGGTTCACTGTTGTTCCGGTCTATCCGGTTTCTTTGCCAGCCGCCTATTTGGCATTCGCTGGACGTTTTGAGGAGCTTCCCGGTCCCCCTTCGTGATTCTATTTTAGCATCTTTTTTTCTGCTTGTCAATGTTTTTTTGGTTTGAATGGCGCTTTAGCGCTCTGCCGTGTGGAGCGTATGCGGAACTCGGCTGGTCACCATTTTCGGGAACTCCCGAAAATGGCTTCCTTTTTAGCGCTGTGCGCGTTTATGCCGTTTTATTATATAACTTGTTGTAGGAGTAGTAGTAGGCTCTGTTGAAATGTTGAATATCTTTAAATTTTAACGTTGTGTTGTGGTTTTTTGTTTTAAAATGTTGTTGAAAGTTTTGTTGATAACTTGTTGAATTGTTGAATGTTCGTCATTATGACGGATTTTATTGTGCACTTTTATGTTGAAAACCTGTTGAAAGTGTTGAAAGCGTTGAAAACTAAAATAGCCCAGTACTTACTTGATAGGTACTGGGCTAGGTGACACCGTTAGAGTGTCCCTTTCTTTTTCATCTGCTTCTTGATCACTCTTTCTTTCGTTTTACACTGTTCTGCAAAGTCTGTGTTTTCGTACTTTAGTCTGTTTTCTGCTATGGCTGCTGCTTGTCTGTTCTGTTTAATTCTCCACAACCTTTGCGGGTTTTCTGCCTCCATCATTTTTTCATAATAACGTGGAATTTGTGCGTGCTTGCCGTTTGTGCATTGGATATATCCTTGTCGCCAGATCTCGGCTTTGTGCTCTTGATAATAGTGATCGCCTAAACCCGGTTTGAGGCTCATACATGCGAATGGTTTTGTTTGCCCTAGCTCGTAGTATGCATTTGCTTTTTGACCGTCTATCTCATACATTTTTTTTGTGACGTATCCTGCAACATATCTATATGTTTCTGGCACTGCTTGCGCTATCTGTATTTGACCCATGCCCCATAGGTTTTCTAGCCATTTACTTGTAAAGTATCCGTTGTGTTGTATCTTGTATAGGTGTTCTAGATCTGTTGGTTGCCATCCATACAGTATCATGTGATAATGCGGTCTTGCTGTCTGTTCTCCGTATTCTCCCGCTACAAAATAGCGTAGTTTGCCCCTATAAGCCTTTCTGAGACGTTTTAAGAATTTTTGAATGTCAGTATATAGCAACGTTTGGACGCTTTCAGGGCGCTTCTCTCCCGGTTTCCAGATGTATTGTACTTTTCGCATGATTTCGCCTGTGTTTATTATCATGCCCGGTACATGATCATCATCATAGGTTAGTGTGATAAACCAAACTTCTTCTCTTGGGTAGTCTCGTGCTTCTAATTCTATTCGTGTTGTCCAGTCCTCCCTTTGTCTTATTCTGCATCCGATACATTGTCCACATGGTATCAACATGACATTTTTTTTGTACATCAGGTCTTCATATTTTAGCTGTCTCCCCACTAACTGAGAATAGCGGGAGAGTGAATACACCCTCCCGCTAATGTTTTTGTCGTTAGGGTTGTACAGCCGTATTAACGGCTTGTAGCAACTCATTTAGTATCCTCCGCCTCCTTGTCCTTTTTTCTTTCTGCCTGCTCCACTGCCTGCTTTTCCGCCGCCCATTTTTGGCGTGGTCGGTACTGTGCTTTTTGTCTTTTGCATTTGCCTGTAGGTTTTCAGCAAATCTTCTGTCAGTTGTTTTGGGCTGCTGTAGCTTGTGCTCATCTGACTGCCTACGGCTTCTGCGAGCTGGTACCATTGGCTTTGACTTTCTGACCGGCTGTAGTAGCTGTTTGGCACGTTACCTGACATTGTTGACACGCCTAGTGCACTTGCGGACGGTAGTCCCATGCTTGCGCCTGTGATGGTTGCTCCTGAGCCTCCCGGTGTGCTCGCTCCACCTTGTGCGTATGCTAGGATAGGATTTATTCCGGCTTTTTTCATATCCTCAACTGCTCTTTGGTATGCTGTGCTTGACATGCGTTCTTGAAACTCTCTGTTTTTCAGAGCTTCTGCGCTGTTGTAGTTCATGGCTGCATTGCGTTCAATTTGGTTATAGATTCCCTGTTGGATTGCGCCTAGGGTGTTGTAACCCATTTGCATTAACATGTTTTGTCGGTTTGTTTTGCTCTGGAATTCGTTTTGCCCGCTCTGCCAGTTGTAGAACTGTTTAAGATAGTCTTGGATTAATTGGTCATTGGTTCCACCTTGGCTGCTACTGCTGCTTTGTCCTCCTCCTTGGCTTTGGCTTTGGTTGTACCCTTGGCTTTGGCTCTGGCTTTGCTGTCCGTATAGTCCTTGTAGACCTTTTCCCGCCAGTGTCATTGCTCCTGTGACTAATTGCGGATTTGCCGCCGCCCACTGTAAGCCTTTTGCTGCTATTCCACCGATTGTTGATAAAACGCTCATTTAAAAATAGGCCGGATTTCTCCGGCCCTCCTCCTTTCTTACAGTTTGTACAAGCCCGGTACACTGTACAACGGCATGCAGCGTGTGGTTTTGTTTGCCACTCGGATTGCACCGAAGAATTGGTCTTCATTCTGTACTATTAGTGTTCTTGCAATTTCTTTTTTGTCTTCTGCCATCCATTCCTGGGACAGCGTTGGTACTTTGCTGTAGTTGTCCGCATAGTGCCAGAAGTCCAACGTGCCTGTTGCGTTGCTTCGCATTAGGCCGCTTACCCGGTTTGGTTTCATTC